GGATTGGGAATTGATGTATTAAAACAGATTGTTGATTCTCGCGACTTTAGAATTGAGTTGAGAAAACAACTATTAGAAGCACCAAGAAAAGAAGAGAATACGCAATATTACTTATCTATGAATGCTGTAACAATTGAAAAGGGCGGTGAGATTGCATTTACCGCTATATTCTCGATCAATGCTGATGAGCCCGATATTATGGCTGGATTGTTTCAAGAGCTTGTAGAGGGTGAAATGGATGTTTTAAGTCTTTATGAAGTAGGATTTAAAAATGTTACAAGTTTACCTGATGGTGCAGCTAAAGAAGCTAAATTTAAAGCAGACGATGCAAGATTTAAATGTTTAACTAACTGCCCCATAAATGCTAAAAAAATAATTATTTATACAGATTACGATAAAGCAGGCAGAGCTTTACATCAAGAATTGCTACATAGATTTGGTAAAGATAAGTGTTGGCATGTTAGATCATTAGAGGGTTGCAAAGATGCTAATGAGGTATTAGTAAAACATGGTGTTGCAAAACTTAAACAGCTTATTGAAAATGCTATTCCATACCCTATAGACGGCTTATATAGAGCTTACGATTACTATAATCAAGTTCAAGATTTATACGAAGGTAATTATGTAAAACCTGTAGAAATAGGAATGGGTATTATTGACGATATATATAAAATCTTACCAAGTACTTTTCATTGTATTACAGGAGTACCTAATCACGGTAAATCAGTATTTTTAGATCAAGTATTAATTAATTTAGCTATTAATCATGATTGGAAGTTTGCAATATTTTCACCTGAACATTCAACAAGTATGCATATTAGAAGAATGCTGCAAATGTATAAAAAGAAAAGCTTTGATGATTTAGGTGGAGATAAAATGACAAAACAAGAACTCAATGAAGGTTTAGACTTTATAAATAAACATTTTTTCTTTATTGAAACCAAAGATGCTGTACCAAATATTTCTTACATTTTAGATATCTGTGCTAGTTCAGTTAATAAGTTTGGTATAAATGGGATAGTTATAGACCCATATAATGAAGTAAATGCTAAAAGACAAGGTAATGCTAGGGAAGATGAACATATAAGAGATTTTATATCAGAATGTAAAAGGTTTTTAAGATTATACGAAGCTACTATGTGGGTAGTCGCACACCCTACTAAATTACCTAAAAATAATGATGGTAGCTATATGCCACCTACAGCATATGATATTAGTGGTTCTAGTCATTGGTCTAATATGGCAGATTGTATTTTGACTGTTCATAGAGATTTTG